ACTGCCAATACCGTTAAATATGTTTTTGCCAAAAAGCCAATAAATGGATTGCCTGCAATTTGTAAAAATACTTTGCCAACTTCTAGGAGAACTTGCCCCAGCGTCTGCACAAATGGCAATAAGTTGACAATATTGAGGCGTACCCCTTCAAGCGTCGGCCTTAATTTTTCCAACTCTCCAGCAAATGCTGATCCAGCCGCTGATTTTGCCCTTGTGCCAGCAAAGAAAGCGCTAAATCCGTCTGTCATGGTTGTCAAGCCATTTGTTATTGGCGTAACAACTGAATTCAGGAATCCGACTGCAATGGGCTCAAAGCTCTCATAAAACAAGGTAAGAGACGTTTGCATATTATTGATAGCACCTTGAAAGGTCTTTGCAGCGCCTTCCGCGCCCTTGCCGAATCGTTTTTCTAGCACAATAGGAACATTGCTCATCACGGCTTCAAAAGCCTTGCCGACAAAAACGCCATCCTCCATTGCTTTCTTGAAAGTTTTGATGTCCATTTGCGCGGCTTCTGCCATGATTGATAGCGCTCCTGGAATCACATCGCCCAACTGGCCAGAAACTTCTTCCGACATCAACTGGCCTTTGCTTGCCATTTGAGCAAAAGCGTAGTTAACACGGTCAACCTTGTCAGTACTCAGTCCCAATGTTGCAGACGCTTTGCTGATCCCTAGGTATAAATTGTTAATTTCTTTTGTGCTGAATCCGGCCGGCTTCATAGAAGCATAAAGCTTTGTAAAGCCATCTCTTGCTGATTGAAGGGGAATATTATACTTTTGCACAGTATCAAGAATGAACTGGCTTGATTCGGCCGCTTCTTTCGCTGTTGGCGAAATGGCGCTTAGGGTATTGCGGAAACTTTGCAGTGACGACACTGCGCCCATAACCTGCCCAGGGAAAGAAGTGATGACTGCTAAAGCCTTATAAGCAGTACCAAAAAGCAACACTTGCTTTGCTGCCATGGCAAACTCGCTGCCAATTTCTCGGACTAAGCCAGCACCAGGAAGCTGAACGTTGCCCAGTGCGCGTCCAAACGCTCCCATGCCGCTTCCTCCTGCTCCTCCTGAGGGCGGACGTGGTGGCGAAGGAGGCGCCCCTGCTCCTCCTGTAGGCACAATGGCGCCGCCAGGTGCATATGGCACCATTGCAGTCAGCGGTCGGGCGCCTCTATAGGCGCGACTATAAGGAGATGCGGGCCTGCCAGCGCCTCCCGTGACGTCCATTGAGCGCAAGTCTGATCTCATGCGGGCTTCTCTTTCCCTTCGAGCAAAGATTTGCGCTTGCGTTTCTCCTCCTATAGCTCCAGCGGCGTACGAACTAGGAGTACGCCCAACACCAGCAGGCAATAGTCGCGTCTCTCGACCCGGAGGACGGGTGGGCAGCACTTCGCGTTCTAACTTGAATGCTTCAACGCCGGCAGCGCGAAGTCTTGCTCGCACTGTTTTAATTGCATCATTCGTTGACTCGATAAAAGAGTTAATAAAGTTTTTGTCTAGAAGAGGATTTATACGTGACGCCATTGCATTATTGTTCAATGCAAGTTTCCCGCCCTTCGATGGAGGCAAGGCTTTGAAATCAAAACCAAAAGGAAGACCCCTGTATGCCGGAGGCAGCAATCCCGCAGGACTCGCTCCACCTCTTAGCGATCCAGCAGGACTTGCGGCCGGTTTAATGCCCCTGTAAGCCGGAGGCAGTAATCCTGCGGCACCACCGCGACCACTGAGAAGTCCAGCAGGTCCAGCAGCGGGCCCAATGCCTCGATACGCAGCAGGCAATAGGCCCGCCAGGCTTCCTCCACTCAGTAAGCGACTAGACGAAGCATTGAGGATATTGGACGCCGCTTTGTCAAACGCCGATTGCAACTTTACTCCGATACTGTCCAGTAATTCTGCAAAATTATTGGCGCTTCCCGTAAGCTTGACAATACTTTTTGCTAATGGAACTCCAGCAAAAGCAGCTAAGCCAATAATTAGCCCAAAGCCAGACAGTTTGCGAGTATTTTGTTCAACCTGCGACCTTAGGATGGTCAATGAAGTAATAGTTCTATTTACTTCTGGATACAAGGCCCTTAGCACACTGGAGGAGCTTACTCCACTAATTGCTGCAGCAGATCGCCCACCCTTCCCTTCTAGGGACCGAGACATGAGAGGAAGATTTCCTAGGCCAAGTCTTTTGCCTTGAATATTTGCTATAGATTTACCAGTGGTAGCAACGCTTCTTGCTACGCCATCAAGAATTGATTTAATCTTTTGTGCATATTTTTCTACGTCATCTAGTCCTTCGTTCAGGCCAATAACAAAACCCTCGGAACTTTCTTGCCCCAGCTTCTTCATCCTTTTGGACGGAGAAGCAATTTGCATTTGCTTCTTTAATCCTTCATAAGTTGCCCTGCCAAGTTCCTCTCCAGCCGCCGCCCCTTTATTTATATCTTCCTGAAACGCATCAATAAAACTATTTACAGCATTTTTACCAGCAGACGCAAAAGCTACTGATAACTCTTTACTTCTTTCAGTTCTATTGGTGGCGTTTTTACTGATACCAGTAAGACCCTGTCGAGAGGCTTCGTCGTACATGCGACCGATGGCCGCAGCGCTGTACCCTCCCCCCTTACCACCTTTTCTCGCAAGTTCTCTTTGCAATCTTGCTTGCAAAGAAATTTGATCTTTAATGCTTTTTTCGGCCATGGCGCTTCCGCCTCCGGCCCCTTTTCCCAACTGCTTAAAAGCTGCAGCCGCTCTTTCTAACGCGGGCACAACAGCGGCAATTCTTTCCGCGAATTCGGCCTGTGTCTTGAAATTGCTTTTTAATTCAATACGGTATGAACGCCTTGCAAGACTTCTTTGTAAATTGTTAAGTTCAGTGTCAAGGATTTGCCTATTGAATTTAACGGCTAAGCGCCCAGTGAACTCGCTACTGGCAATATTGCTAACTTTTTGCATTTCCTGACGAAAAAATGCCAGGTCAAGACTTACCTTAAGCCTGAGTTCTGCGTCTTGAGATGCCATTGTCTAAAATGCCTTTCTTCGTTAAGTCTAAGATAATTACTCTTGATTCCGTCCACTGAACGCTTTTATTTCTTCTACTAACAATGCAATCACTCGGCCATCCATCACTCGCTCTTTCATTAGCTTACGCAAAACAGACAGGCTCTTATCAGTGACGCCGCCTTCTTTCTTGATATTTTTAGTGTCAAAAGGCAGAAAGTCGTCTGGTTTGATGCGTGACTTCTTGCCACCCATCATTCCCGCCGCCATCGTCCCAAACTTTGCGACAGCAACACTTTGAATGTTGTATTTAGCAACATCATGCTTTTCTATATATTGCAATGCAGACTTAACGTCTGTCACTAGTTGCTTGCCAAAGTTCCTAGCATTCCACCTGTCATCCTTGAAATCAGAAGACGACAGGCGGAAGTACAGCTCATTCCATGGAGTGAGGCTTGCTAAGAACTTTCTGGCTTGAGCTTCTAGTCTTTCTGTGTGGGAGCTGTACTTTTCCTCTGGGATTTTTTTGCTCCCTCGGTAGCCTCCTTCACTTCAGCCTCTTGCTCAGCGGAAATAAACTCAACCACTTTTGCAATGGCACGGCGAGGAAGTGATTTGGTATCCTCAATATCCCAATCAGACAGATCCTGCCATTGATCCTCGACAAGCCCTTGCCCGCGAGAGCGGATGAAAGCAGTGACCATACGAGCATTGGTGGCTTCCACGGAGGAACTGCTGCTGATCATGCTCAAGGTTTCTTCAGTGTACTCAGAGAGCAGTTCAGTCTCGCTCATGGAGCCACCGCCGCCTTGAAGCAGGGAGAATGCCTCGTCAAGTGGAATGCCTTTATTGGCTGCAATCCGTTTTGCCAATTGCACCGCACGAATGGTGGACTGGCTTTGCAGCTTGGAGATTTCCTCTTGCTCAATGGCTTCGGCGACAAGCCAGCCGCCATATTGCTTCATGCGAATACCAGGAAGAAGCTCAAAAAATTCTTCGGTTTTAGTGTCAAGAAGGAAGCTGTATTTGCTCATGATTCAGAATGTTTAGCAATGCGTTGAACACCTTCACTCGTTCATGGCTAGAACGAAATTCTGGCGGCACTTCAACAAGCAGTGAATGATTGTCATTCATGATTCTAATGCTCGTTTCCCGGCAAGAAACTAAACATAAGATTCCCACTTCAAGAGCAGTGCCTTCTATGGTGCAGTTGATGGCATGAACTGTTTTGTCTTGACTCCATAAATAGTTGATTTCCATGGTCATTCAAAAGCAACTTTAATTCGGCTCTTGAGAGCTTTCTTGAGCTCGCTCGCGTCAAATCGAGCAGGCTCCTGCAGTTCGTCCGTCCATCGCCTTGGCTCTACGTTGGTCGAAAGACCTTCGTGTACGTACCAAGCATATCCGTTTCCCGATGAATTCTTTGCATCCCAGTTCCATGATGCAGTAACGTCGAGGTCGCCTTGGGTGATTGAAAAACTTTCGCGTCCACTTTCGTAAAGCTTTCCAAGGTCATAAATATCACGCGGCTCGGTTACTATTTCTGTGTTTTTTCTGTAAGTAATATTACTGTAAGACCATTTTTTATCTCCAAATTCTTGGTCCCAATAGTCATTATTGATATCTTCCCTTGCCCATTCCTTGAAGGCTTGAGCCAGCTTAGTCTCAATGACTTTAGCATTGATAAGTTTCGCGCCAACAACAATACTGCTCATGCTGGATACAAGTTGCGAATGGTTAGATCTGGCAAGGAAAAACGGCAACGCTCATAGGCAATGTCGTCTCCAGGGAAGTAACGATTGACAATATCAGGGAATCGTCGCATCATTCTATCTCTAGCCAGTGAAAGCGTATTGCTATTAGTGGTATATTGAACAAAGACTATTTCCCATAGCTGATTGATGCTAAGAGTGCCGACCATGGGGGTGGGCAAAGTTTCTGGGAACTCCCTGATTGTCACTTCAAGGCCATTAACCTTCCACTCAGGAGGCACGCCTTGTCGGCCCACCACATAGAAAGCAGGGATGGTTGTATTGTCCGGCAGCGTATAGCTGCCAATTAAATTGGGACTGGCACCTAGCAGCGTCGTAACAGCATCCCGCAGTTGAGTAATGTTCATAAAAAAGCCTCCCCGTAAGGAGAGGCTAGCAAACTATGGAAGTAAAAATCAGCTATTAGGAGAAGAAGGAATCAGCGAGCCAGTGTTAGTGGCATTCTGATGCACGCCAATCCGACCACGGCTGATCAAGTCAAAGGTCACTTCAACGAGATTGTCAGCAGGATAGCTTTCGCTATAGTTCATCACGCAAGCCGTATAAGCCACGCGATCATAGTAGAACGTAGTGCCGCTAACGCCCAGTTGCTTGTTAATTTCAACGTACACTTCTTGGTTCTTGTTGTAGCGGTTAGCTGCAATCACCTGGAAAGCTTCATCAAAGCTGTTGGGGATAAAGGTGGAACCGTCAACATCCTTCTGGAAGTAGGAAGTGATGGAAGCGGTGGCTTGGCTGGTGACGATCACGCTGTCAGAGAAGCCGCCGCCGCCCAGCAGGTAGAACTCCGTGTTGCCATCGTTGAAGGCTACGGAAGCCGTCGTGGCGGCTTGGAGGGTGTAGAGGGTGGGGGCACCGCTCACCGTGAAGGTAGCGCCACTCTGAGTGATCACTGGACGGCCAACACCGTCAATAGCGCCAACACGTACAATTACGTCTTGGCTCTTAACCAATTCTGTGGGATGGTAGAGCATGAGAATGCCTCAACAATGGGGAAAGAAAAGATGGTTAAGCGTCAGACGTTCTGTACGCTTCCTTTGCCAATCAAGCGGAAAATGCCTCTTACTGGCGCACCTAAGAACTGCCAATAATGTTCGGCAATTTGTTCATTAGGCAATAGTTCAAACCGTCCTTCTCTTCCATTGATTGTGGCAGAAGCGGAACTCCCTGGAGTGATGCCAGACAGAGCCAATGGCCCAGTCAGTCGTCCTTCCATGTACACAGCCGTGCTATCAGCACCAAGCAAATAATCGTACTGTGGGTTTCGTTTTTGCCTAAGACTGGCATAGTATGTCACTCCAGAGGATAGAGCGATATAGTTGCCAGTCTCAGCATCAACGGCATAGCCAGAAGCGACGGACCACATGAGAGTGGCATTTGCTAATGGCGAAAGGCCGTTAATCATGCGACAAATCCCATGGAGAGAGAACCAGTGACGGTTTCAAGCATTCGTTTGAACTCTTGGCCATATTGAGTGGCCTCCAGTCCTTTGCCATAAACCTTGCCATCAGTGGCGCCAATTTGAACGCCCATTTGTGCAAGTTGAATGGCGATGATATGAGCAGCGAGATGCTTTACTGCCCTATCAGTTTGATCTCCGAAAACATCAGCCGACGCATCTGCTGTTGCCTCTTCAATCGCTCCATTGACAATCCCAGTGGGATGAGGGATGAACTCAGGGAAGCGCTCAAGGAATGTTGCGTAAGTAACAGTCATCAGGCGTTCCCCAAGCGAATGGATTCAAGGCGTTTGTTGATGGCATTGCGCACTCGAACGCGGCCTTCGATTGCTTTCCATTCATTGAGCTGTTGCTCGTCATGAATGATTTCAAGGGTG